TACCCGTTTAGCGTATTCCCGCAGAACCTCCTGATCCCCGTACCACACACGGAACTTATCGGGCAGGACGTTGTACATCTCGGCAAGGTCAGCCCAAACGCCCCAATCGGCCGTAATCGTGCAGCAGCCGACATACGGGTACACCTCGTCCAACGTCTTGCCGGTGTACTCGCTGTAATCCTGACCGCGCTGGCGTGGGTTAAACCCCGCGTCACGGTTAAATTCACGGCGGGTCATTGCAACGACGCCCTCCAGCACGGCAGCAGGATTTACGGGATGCCGCACAATCATGTCGGTATCCATGTACATCGCTGGTTCCGACAAACCCAATTCCGCAAAGGCATTGGTGCGCCATTGCATCAAAAACTGCCGATTGCCCTGCGTCACAAATACCCGCGAGACACCGGGTACGGCTGGCGTCTTGTCGTCTGTGACCTGAATAATGGTCGCATCAGGGTTATGGGCGCGAATGGAAAAGACCATTGCGGTAGGCATGGCGATGTCGTCGCCAACGTGGAAGAAAACAAACATAGGACAAATATATGCTGAACGTAAACCGAAAACGACTATCCCGTGCGATATGGGACACCCTCTTTGCTGACCTGCCTGACTTGCCGTGGCACGTTATTGAGGACTTGGAGAAGTTAGACCCTGCCCGACGTACCGGCAGCACCAACCACGCCTCTCTAATCGCGTTGTGGGCGGTTATACGGCACTTCAGGCCGAAGGTTGTGGCCGAGATCGGCACTTACATCGGCAAATCCACGTTTGTGTTGGCGAGAGAGGGCGCAGACGTACACACCTGCGACATGACGCACAACTTCAAGTTGCCGCTGACAACCGCCATCACCCAGTACCACAGCAGTAGCACCGAGATGCTCGCCAAACTAGACGGCAATATTGACCTGCTGCACCTAGACGGACGCTTACAGCCTGACGATAAGCCGCACCTTGAGCGCCTGTTCACGCCTAACACCGTCATCACGCTAGATGACTTTGAGGGCATAGAGAAAGGGGTGTGGAACGCCATGCAGATAGACCTGTCGCAGCGCATCCTCGTCTACCCGCCAGAACGTCACTTGACAGAGCGGTTTGCGCTGGGAGATGCTACGACTGCAATCATCCTGCCCAACTTGAGGCTGACGCCGCAATGAGCCACAAAGACGCCGCCGAATTTGTAGGCGTATTGCTGCATAGCAGTACCGCCACGCACTTTCTGCATTTGCAGACGGCGAGCTACGCCGCCCACAAGGCACTCGGCCACTATTACCAGAACATCGTGGATTTGGCCGACAAGTACGCGGAAGCCTATCAGGGTCACTACGGCATCATCCCACTCGCTGACTACCCTGAAGGATTTAAGGTACAGAAGGACGCCGCCGTCTACGCCAACAGCCTGTTGACGTTCGTTAAGGGCATCCGAGACGACCTGCCGAAAGACACCGACTTACAGAACATCATTGACGAGATCGTGGGCGAAATCGCCTCCCTTTTGTATAAGCTTGAGAGATTCCGATGAATAAAGCAGGTTTGTACGCAAATATTCTCCGAAAGCAGGAGCGTCAGGCTCGCCAACGCGCCGAAGGTCGCCCTGTAGAGCGTACTCGCAAGCCCGGTGAGCCGGGTGCGCCAACTGCCGAAGCGTTCCGACAATCAGCCAAGACGGCGAAAAAATGAGCGCGGCTTGGACACGAAAAGAGGGGCAAAATGCCAAGGGCGGGCTGAACGCCAAGGGTCGCGCCTCGTATAAGGCCGAGACAGGCGGGACGCTGAAGCCGCCGGTTAAGTCAGGCGACAACCCACGCCGAGCCTCTTTCCTCGCAAGGATGGGCAATATGCCGGGGCCGATGGCAAAGGACGGTAAGCCCACACGCCTAGCCCTCGCACTCAAAGCATGGGGAGCCTCTAGCAAGGAGGACGCCCGAGCCAAAGCCAAAGCCATTAGCAGCAGGAACAAATAATGGATCGTAACCGTTTAGCCGCCGCCCTCGCCTACGAGGAAGAACGCAGACGGCGCATGATGGAATTTGTCCCCACGACGGACAACTTGCCGCCTGTTCAACCGACCCGCCGTAGCTTACGCACTGACCTTGAAAACCTGTCCTCGGGGTTAGGCCAAGGCATTGTCAACCAGTTGGAGGGCGTCAAAACACTCGTCACCGACCCCGTAGGAACAGCCAGAGCCGCTTACGAGGGCGTTAAAGGCGTTGTGCGCGACCCGTCTGTACTTGCTGACGCCTTGCGCTACACCGCCCAGAAAGCCACTAGCGGCCCGTTAGGCGCAGGCGAAGTAATCGGCGAAATGGTTAGCCCGATGCGCGGCAAACCGCCTGTCATGCAGGAAATTGACGTTTACCACGGCAGCCCGCACCGCTTTGAGGAGTTTGACGCCAGCAAGATCGGCACGGGTGAGGGCGCACAGGCGTATGGGCATGGCATTTACCTTGCCGAAAATCCTAACGTCGCTGGAATTTATAAAAATTCTAACAGAGCGTTAGATGCACAATCATTGCAAAACGTGCCGAGCCTGACGCCTGCCGAGCATTCTCGGTTAGGCGAGTTAACAATGCGGGAACGCACAAACCAAGGGCTGACGCCAGCAGAGATTGCCGAATTAAGGCAGTTGGAAAGCAAGCAAGATCAGTTAGTCCAGCAAGTTAACGCAATTCGGCAGCAAGCAGGAAGCCTTTACAAAGCCGACCTACCCGACGAAATGGTAGATCGGATGCTGGATTGGGATAAACCGTTAAGTGAGCAGCCCAAAGTTTTACGGGCATTGCTTAACGCCGATGACGAATGGAAAGCGTATGCAACGCAACTATCGCCAAAAGCCAGAAAGTTAGCAGAGGATATGGCTGTTGGAGCCAAGCCAAGCACGGGCGATGAAGCCTATAAGTTATTCAAGCAGTTGGATGCGGATAATCCAAACGCGGATCACAACGCAATTTACGATGTAATTCGCAAATACAACCCACGCACTACCGATCAAGATTGGATGATGTCCATGATGAGCGGATCGGGTGCGCCGGGCGGTGGCGTTCGTGGCGGCGGCGGCGCTGACCTTTACAACACGCTAGGCGGTGGAGCAGAGGCAGCGCAAAAGTTACGCGCAGCAGGAATTCCCGGTATGCGATACCTAGACGCAGGCAGCCGCGACCAAGGCGGCGGCACTCGTAACTTTGTCGTGTTCCCCGGCGAGGAAAAGAAAGTCAAGATTTTGAGACGCGAATAGTATCTTTCAGAATGTTGTGTTAAAACAACGACATGGCAGCACGGAAAATACATACGACTTTACGAGACGAGTGGAAGTTACGCATCAAGGCCACGCACCTTGTTTCGCGGCTCCACGAACACGCTATGGGCGAGGCCGAAATGTCGCCTACGCAGATCAAGGCAGCCGAAATACTGCTGAAGAAGGTAGCGCCTGACTTGGCGCGGCAAGAGGTTACAGGCGAGAACAACGGCCCGGTCAAGGTACAGATCGGATGGATGGCTCCCGAATAATCCTGCCTTACCGCCCACGCAAAGCGTTCATGCCGTTTCATGAGCGCACGAAACGCTGGGCTTGCCTCGTTGCACACCGCCGCGCAGGTAAGACCGTCGCTGCCGTCAACGACATGATCCGCGCTGCTGCCATGTACCAAGGGCAATACGGGCTGTTCGGATACGTCGCACCGTACAGGTCGCAGGCCAAATCCGTTGCATGGCAATACTTTAAGGACGGCGCACACCCGATCATTCAATCGGTCAACGAGCAAGAGTTAGCCATCACGTTGATCAACGGCGCACAAATACGCCTGTTCGGTGCCGATAACGCCGACTCGCTGCGCGGCCTTGGCTTCTCGGGCATCTACCTTGACGAGTACGGCGACTTTAAGCCGAGCGTATTTGGGAACGTCATTCGCCCTGCATTGTCAGACAAACAGGGTTGGTGCGTTTTCGGCGGTACACCGAAAGGCAAAAACCAGTTCTGGGAAATTTACGATACCGCCACTCGTCTCCCTAGCGAGTGGTTCCTGTTGCGCCTTCCCGCCTCAACCAGCGGGCTTCTCCCTGCGACAGAGCTAGCCGCAGCAAAGGCGCAGTTGGCCGAGGATCAGTACCTGCAGGAGTACGAGTGCAGCTTTGAGGCTGCGATCCTCGGTGCTTTTTACGGCAAGGAGATGCGCGAGGCCACAGACCAAGGCCGCATCACCAACGTGCCGCACGACCCGAATTTGCCGACGTACACCGCATGGGACTTGGGCTGGCGAGACGACACGGCAATATGGTTCTACCAAGTCGCCCGTGGGGAAATCCGCGTCATAGACTTTTACGCCGTCTCGGGCGAGGACATTCACACCATTGCCGATGTGGTACGCAACAAGCCGTATCGCTATGCCAAGCACTACCTACCGCATGACGCGAGAGCCAAGAGCCTGCAGACCGGCAAGAGCATCATTGAGCAACTCGCGGCGCAACTAGACATTGCCAAACTTGCTGTTGTCCCCGACATCGGTGTGCAGTCGGGCATACAGGCTGTCCGCATGATGCTGCCGCGTGTGTGGTTTGACGCGACCAAGTGCAGCGATGGCATTGAGGCGCTGCGCCAGTACCAACGCGAATACGACGAGGACAAGAAAGCCTATCGTCAGTCACCGCGCCATGATTGGACATCACACCCTAGTGACGCTTTCCGTATGGTTGCGGTATCATATTCGGAAGTCGCTGAAAAGCCCCCAGCGCCTGAAGTTAAACCGCTGATGGTGGGGCCAGAGAACACCGTGACCCTGAACGATATGTGGCAGGTTCACGACCGCACCGTTAGCAGGAGAGCAAGGATATGAGCGCAAACGCACCTCCCCGGTATAACTATGTCGCTGTCGCGGCTACATCCACGACGGCGTTCGGCGCTGCTGGGGCATTTATCCACCGCGTTGTGGTCAACACCGCGAGCAACACCGAGGCAACGTGCTTGCTGAAGGACGGCAACACGACCCTTGTTAGCTTCCCGGCCACGACCGCCGCAGGCGTTTACAGCGTGGAGTTAAACGTAGCCACCAAGGGCGCAATCACCGCCACTTGCAGCGGCAACGCCTCCATGTCGGTTGTTGGACTGTTTAGCGATTACGTCTAATGGAAGGCATACTGCAACCCGAGCTTGAGAAATACCTGAAGGTCGTCGCGCAGTACGACAACGAGTTCGCCAAATGGACGGCGCGAACCAAGAAGATCGTTAAGCGTTACCGTGACGACTCTCGGGGACAGGGTGGCAACGAAGCCGCCCGCTTCAACATCCTT